AGTTTCTATAGGGCGGTTAAATGACCACGCATCTGTCAAATAAGGAGTTATGGTCAAACTGGGCGAGGTGCAAACAATTCCTTGACTGTAGCGATTCTGGGGCAAGCTAGAGGGAGTTATCATTGTTGCATTATTATTGACTACCCCTTGAGCATTGCTGCTGGGTGAGGCAACTGTTGTATTTGCTAAAACTTTTGCAGGGCTTAAAAATAAAATTATTGCCCAAAGACAGAGGTTGTTTCTGTGGTTGTAGTTGTTGTAATTGTTCGATTTATATGGGTTATTGTGTCGATTCCACTTCCTTGTAGTGACTCTACTAGAGAAAAACTTTGCCCAGCATCTTTTATTCGCCATCTAGGAACTGCCTCCAAATTTGGGGAAGTCCAACTGAAGTTGACTCCTTGCAGTGTTTGGGTTGTTTCTGTTGTAACGTCAGGGTTGATATATCCGTTAAGGTCAGCCGACTCAATGTTGTGACCACTTGCGGAATAAGAAAATCCATTATTCCACTGATAGCTTGAAATTTGCTCATTAATTACAGATTGCGAAGTTGAACTCTGAGTACTAGAACCGCTACGGAACTGGGGGACTACAGGCGTTGCAAGGGTTCTCAGAGGTAGTAGTAATATTAATAATAGCCAAAATCTAGTCAATTTCAATCGAGACTGTAG